CGGGGACAGGCCTGCGTGGTTTGTCCCTCGGGACGCCCTTCATGACATGGACAGTGTCGTTGCCATTCCAGAAAAATGTTAAGATACACAGATTTGACATCGCATTTATTATCGAAGTAACGGTTGATTACAACTCGACGGGCATCCATCCCTGCCCAGCGGCCAAGGCGAAAGCACAGCCCAAAGAGATGGTCCTCCGGTGGGATCGCCGGGAGTTTCTTGATGGTGCCTGCCGGTTGTACGACTGTCCGGGTAGGGGTGACACGCCATCACGCAGTGATAGGGTTAAACGAGAGTGACTGCGAAATCAAAACCATCTCTCGGGGCGTCCATGCTCCGGCTCGGACCGAATGGTGGACCCCGACTTCCTACTTATGTAGGGAGTCGTATGCCCCTCTCAAACCGAATGGTAGTTCGATTAGAAGTTCACTGAGAAAGGATGGCTGATCGTGAGTGTGGTCAGGGCTAGGGGTGGTAGATGGCACGGCAATCAGAAGTACGTCCCCGTCCACCTAACCAGAAAGGCNAGGGCTTGGCGGAAGAAGCAGTCCAAGAAGAANCAACCCCTTGTAGGGGAAGTTGTAGGTGCAGTTGATCGAGAGTTTCAGGAAGTGGTTCGTAACTTTTAACCAAAGGGAATGACATGAAAGTCAGGATGAAGTTGGCTGATGGCAAGGTCGAGGTTGAGGTGGAAGGTAAGGACACCAAGGATTGTTTCTCCCAGATTGCCTCCACTACAGAGGTGTTTGGGAACTCTACCTGTGGTGCTTGTGACTCCACCCGTACCGTTCCCATGGTTCGGGAGCGGGACGGCAATACCTTCTACGAGGTTAAGTGCCTCGACTGTGGGGCGACCCTTGCCTTTGGTCAGAAGAAGCAAGATGGAAGCCTGTTCCCTAAGCGGAAGGGCAAAGACGGGTCCTATCTTGAAGGCAATGGCTGGATGAAGTGGAAGGCACACCAGCAGGAGCGAGAGATCGAGCCCTTTTAGTGCAGCATAGGGGCCGAGCAAGGACATAAACCTTGCATGAGACCCCTAGTCCTAGCCTTGGTGGTGTTCGTTCTTGGTTGCCGGGAGAGCGGCGTATCAACCGACCCGCCATTGGCTAGGGCAGAAGACTTCACTTGGGTGCAGGTCCCGCCCTTCAAGGATTTCTCCCATGGAATCCAGCCCGTCGTAGACATCGAGCGGCGGCTGCCCCTCAAGCACGACTACTACCACGAGGACCCGGTCACTTGGGTGCATGAGGGCACCCACTACATCAACAGCAACGTCACCCGGGAGAAGGGGAAGCAGGGCCTCTACCTGATGGATGGCAGGGCAGTGATCCTCATCGCCCCCAACCTGACCCTAGAACAAATCGCAGTCGCCATACCCGAGAAGGACCGACGCACGATCTACCAGACCTACCTCATAGACCAGCGGCAGTGGTGGAACAAGGAACCCCTGTACCTGCTGAATGAATGGGTCGCTTACGGCAATGGTTGTGCTTGTCGGAAGTCTTTGAACAAGACGGGGAAGGACCGGATTGACACGGTCAGGTTTGCCTTAGAGATGGAAGTCTATGTCAGGCACATGGCTTCCCTCGCTAGGAAAGACCCCGCCTATAAGGACATAGAAACACTTGATGCCTTCATAGATTGGCATGGCAATAGGATTAGATACTTGGCTGGACCAGAGGACACTGAACTCGCAGCGTCCATGCTCGACAACAAAACAGTCCCGGTCGGAAAGGTCGAGCGGATGGTCCCCAAAAAGTAAAGATACACAGACTTGACACGGGATTTACAACGGGGGAATGAGCAAACAGAAGGACAGAAGTAGGGCGAACCTTGCAATCTACGCCGAGCAAACAGTCCGTTGTGCTGTGTGCTACTGGCGGAAGTTCAGACCCGGGAGGCGGTGCGAGTTGCACCATATCGTGGGTCGCCGGGGCCACGATCCTCATCACCATCGCAACTTGCTGATGGTCTGTAATGAATGCCACTACGGCTACCACTCGGGCGGTGCTAAGACTTTGAGCCTAGGGCAAATCTTGCAGGCAAAAGAGGACGAGGACGGGGAGGTAGACATCCCGTTCCTAGCCAAACTCATGGGGAAAAAGGGCCTAAAGGAGGACCCGATACCCCTACCATCGTGGGCCATAGACGAGAGGAGGAACAATGCGGGCAAGTGACGCTCACCACTGGCGGGTTCTGAGAAAGCAACTTCAACAAGGGACGAACGGCCATGCCAATCAACAGTCGGACCAAGGGGAAGGTCGGGGAACTGGAACTTTGTCACACACTCAAGGAGTTATTCGGATGGGAAGCAAGACGGAGCCAGCAGCACTGCGGGGATGCGGGGGACGCGGACGTTGTGATCGAGGGGATGGAAGGAGCGTTCCCCGAAGTGAAGAGAGTGGAGAAGTTGAACGTCACTCAGGCGGTGGAGAAGGCTGTCGAGCAGTGCCAAGGGAAGACGCCCCTTCTGTTCCACAGGACGAACCGAAGCAAGGTGGGTTGGCTTCTGACGCTCAGGCTGGAAGACCTAATGAACCTGCTGTCTCTGGTGGACTCCATGCCTTCCCCTCAGGAGCCCTCCGATCCGCCGTCCGAGAGCGTTACGACCTTGTTCCAGCGGCTGGGGTTCGGCGGGCTGCCGAAGCAATGGCTCACGGAGCAGAACGATTCGGAGAAGGGAACTGGATGAAGGGCATACCCATGGGTCATGTCTTGAACCACGCCCTTGCCCATATCTACCAGTATTTAGATGGTGACCGCAGTGAAGATCACCTCGGCCATGCAGTAGCCAACCTGTGTATGGCCTGTCACTTTGACGAGAACCCTGCCGTCAGGACCACTGACGAATACTCGATCATCAGGAAGGGTGGCAATGACTGAGAAGAGTGTTGACCGCTTGCTGGCCGAGATCGCAGAACTCAGGGCAAACCGGGACGAGTGGATGGATCGGTCTCATGAACACGCCATGGAGGCAGACCGCTTCCGTGGACAGATCGTCAACCTCAAGGGCAGGTTGTGGGAACTGGAGAGGGACATGAAGGCCAAAGACATTGTCCTTCAGTGTGCCCAGCAGGAGTTGCACAGGTCCCCGGATCGTATCCCCAAAGCAACGGATTGCGAGCATTCTGAAATATGGGTGGGGCGTGACTCTTCCGAATGAGAGGACGAGATCGGTCCTGTACACAAGGGACTTTCTTATCAGACTGTCGAGTCCTTACCTGCCAGACGGAATCAAGAGGGTTCCCATGTCAGTAAGGGAAGAGGCCCGCAGACTCCTCAGGCATTACCCCGGCGTGGTCGAGGTNGCCGAGGCNGGCATAGGTNCCCCTTCTTTATTTGACCAAGAGGAGGCTTGGTCCCTGCTGTCCCGAACGGGAACAAACATCACAAAAACTGACGAATCGGCAACGGGATGCAGCGATCAGGCCGGTAAATGTCCCGCACGGGAATGTCTGACAGACGCGGAGCGAGAGGCGGTGGAGGTGGCAGCCGAGGCATATGCCGACGATCACGGCGAAAGGTTTGCCGCCACGCTCCGCTCCCTTCTGGAGAGAACCAAATGCACGACATAGAACACGAAGCACTTGCCGGTGGATGGCGAGCCCTTTGTGTCGGCGTCATGCTTCAAGGGGTGCAGCGGGCAGAGGCCAGCAGCAAACTCTACAAGCCGGGTGCCAAGCAGAAGATTGATGGCAATGGCGGATTGGATAAAGAGATTCTAAAGCAGCGAGCCTTGGCCAGAGAGTGGCTGAAAGGTGGCGTCGGCTTGGTCACCTTTGAAGATTGCTGTGAGGCTATGGAGTTAGACCCTGACAGGACTCGCGGGCGTATTGACGAGTGGTGCCACGAAAAAAGGAGGACGCCCCTCCATCGTTCTCCCCTGCCGGAATGGGCTGACGAGGGTTAGCCTAGGGCTATGTTCAAACGACGCCCTAAGACTAAAGCCAAGCCGCCCGTGCGTGAGCCTAAGCCATGCCGCGAGTGCGGGTGCCCCGGCGTGTACGGGATAGATACCTTTGGGGTTGTCTCGGAAGAGTGGCGTTGCCGAGAGTGTCACGAGAAGGCCTGCCGAACTGTTATTCGGGAGGACATATTCACTAGGTACGGGGTGCCTTGATGCTAACCCCGGAGCAGCAGGCCATCGCAGAGCAGGCCATGAAGTTGGTTCCTGTTTGCGTCAGGACCTTCCTCAAGAATATGCCCTGCATCCGGCAGGTTGCTGAGTGTTGTGACTTAGAGAGTGCCGCTTACTTTGCCTGTTGCCGTGCGGCTAGGACCTATGACCCAACCAGAGGGGTAGGACTGTCAGCCTACTTCTCGGTGGCTATTAAGAATGGGATGCTGCAAGAGGTACAGAAGGAACTAAAGAGTCAGTCCCATTCCATCAAGCGTATCCCATTGGACGAGATTCACAGACGCCAGCCACCCAAGAGAGAGCAGGGAGAGCAAGCCCTCCCCGCCCTTCTTGAGTTGACCGAAGACGAACGAGATTGGATCGAGCAGTATGTCTTTGAGGGTGCTAGTTTCAGGGCGTTTGGTCGGCAGTCTGGTCGTGATCCCCGGACTGCGAAGAAGATACTGAAGTCCCATCTGGACAAGTTGAAGACTGCTGTCGAGCATCGGCCCTAGCCTTTCTTCTAAAGGCCCGCCTCCTTTCCCGCCTGATTGACCCACCATAGGCACACTTCTCCCGCCAGCCATCCCTTCCGGGGTAGCCAGCAGCCTTAGCCTTGAGGGCGTAGTGGAACCAAGGCTGGTGGTAGCCGTCGCCATTGGACCGCTTGATCTTCTTACGTTTGAGGGTGGCAACAATGTCCTTCCAAGTTACGCCCCCTTGGTTCTGCCTCTCGGCCCACTCAACCAGCCTTCGCTCATGCTCGTCGTGAATCCAAGCCCCGACTCGACTCCTCATCCATCCAGCAGGAGGCCGACCACTGTGAGGTAGTCCCTTCTCCTGCCGAATGGCAAGGGCATCACGGGTTCTGGTCCTGATCCACTCACGTTCTAGTTCTGCAACCGAGGCAAGCAGGTGCATGACGAACTTGCCAAGGGATGTCCCGGTATCGAGGGCAATGTCCAAGGACAGAAGGCTGACCCCCTTACTGGCAAACATCTCAAGCAGTTGGGCTGCGTCATAGACTGAGCGGAAAGCCCGGTCCATTTTTGACCAGCACACTACGTCCCCGGGCTGGGTCAAGACCCACAACTTCAGGCCCTCTTCCCTTTCGGTGAAGGGCTTGGCACCAGAGGTAGCCTTGTCCTTGAACACCTCGCCCCAAGTATGAGTCTCTTTGTACTTCTCGTAGGCCAGAAGGATTGCCTTCTCCTGTACCTCGTAGGTGTATTGCTGACCCGCAGTTGAAGCACGGGCA